CCACCGTATGTGTAAAAATCTTCTCCTCGTCCTAATAATTTAGTACCATTCCAAGTAGCATTATATGAGTCAGAAAATGAATCTATAAATGCTCTAAAATGTATAAATACTTTTTTAGATGGATCTTCATTATCTATTATTGCTATTCTAAATTTAACTAAGTCATTTTTTACAGTGTCCCCAGTAACAGCTTCTGACCTATAAATAGGCATAGCAGTTATTTCATCTAAAGCGTCATTCCAAGGAGTGCTGCCCACTTTAAAACTATAGTTAGATTTATTATTACCTAATCGTATTTTATTACCCGGTGTCCCTAAATTTGTTCTCTTATCAATATTTTGTTCTTGGTAATTAGGAGCTGACGGAGTCATTAAACTTTTTTGAAGTTTAGCTCTAAAATCTTGTATTTTTGGAGAGTATATAGAGGATCTATTTTCCTTAGCACTATCAGATATTTGTTTTTGAGTTAATACTTGGGTGCTATTTAAATCATCGATATTAGTGTTAGGATTAATAGAATCAAAATGCTTTAATGAGGATTCTGGGAGTTTTTCTGAGTAAGATAAATCCTTTATAAGTGTTGGATAGTTATATATATTGAAACCGTTTGATGGTATCTTAATATCATTTTGACGAGGTGTCCATGTTAACGAGCCTGACTGTGATGTTGGATCAAATAAAACTCCATTCACACCAACTGCTGAGCCTGGTTTGTATACTAGACTGCTGTCATTACTTATGATACTAAATTCAGATGGTTTATTGGTTTTTAAATAAACAGAGGATACACTTGATGAAGCATTAACTGATGCATTTCGGACCATATTATCCCAAATTCTACCATTAGCTAAATCTTGATTAGGAGTCCAACTTCCACTCCCTATCTTTTCAGGGTTAGGATTTAAGGTTCCACTAATATATACACTAGTATTAAAGGTAGGTTCCCAAGTATAACTTCCATTTTTAGTTATTAATGGAATATATTTACCTTCATCACGACTAGAGATATTAGCAAAATCAATATATTTAAATCCAATAGGAGCTATTAATGATGGTTGGAGAAATGAATTAACTGTTCTACCATTCCATCTTTGAGTTTGGTATTTACCTGCAATAATATCCGGGCCATAAACATTATTTGTACCTGTTCTTTGATCTGCGAACTTTATATATGTTGGACCTATACCTAAAGTAGAACCAGGTCCGCCACCATATTTAAAAATATTAACTGTATCACTTGGATTTGTAATATTACTACTTTGTAATACAGGTATACCTAATATTTTATTTTCATATAATTGAAATAATCTATTAGTAGGAATATCTACATCTGCTACTGTATTACCTGGTTTAACTACCTGAGAATAAGTTATTATATTACCATTTGAGTTAATTGCTCCTAAAGGACCTAATGATATAGTAGAACCATTTGATTCTAGAGGTATTGGGTTTAGACCTTGTTTATAGAAATGTAAACCAAAAGCACTTACACCAGCTTGAGCTAATGTTGAGGTTGGTAAATATATTTCTTGGCCTCCAGCTTGTGTTTTAACACCTAAACGTGTTAACGCGTTTTGTTTTACAGCGAATAAAAAACCATTTGGTGATTTAGTGTCTGCAAACATTTTAGATAAACGAGATACATCATCAGCCGTTTTTGTAAAAGCTAACGTTCCTCCTCGTATTATAAAGTCAGGACCTCCTGTTCTACCAAGGTCAGAGAAACTGTCGGGGATAGGTTTAGTAACGTAAGGTTGATTACTAGATCCTCCCCCGACAGTATCCTTACCATAACGTAAAGACTTTAGGTTGGTTGTACTTAATAAATCTATTAAAGGCATTACCCAGGTAGATTATCTAAATATTTTGAAGGTGCTCTACCGTTTAAATCTAATATTGATGGTTGAGGAATGGCATTGTTTACACCATCTTCATAGTTACCATAATCTCTAATGACTTGGGCAGCGCCAGCACCATCCAATGAATAACCTGGCTGGTCATTATCAGCGTGTAGTTTTGATTGTTTAGTTGCTAACGGGTTGATTGGTGGTGTTGCTCCATCGTGTTTAGATAGATTTGAACCATCTGTTGTTAGTTTTGTTAATAATCCCATTGTTGTATTTATTTATGTTTATTATAAATATTAAATATTATTGGGTTCTATAAGTACCCACTATTTGAGTTGTACCTACCTTATTACTATCTAAGTATACAGTACCTGTTTTAGTTAATATTTGGTTTAGAATATCGCGTATTTCCGATAGTTCTTTGGATGAGCCACCACCTACAATACCACTTATACCACCTGCGGTTTTAGCCATTGGTCCAGCGGTTTCTTTAGCAAAATCTGATAATGTGTCTAGTTTGGTTTCGTCTAATGCTTTTAACTCTACGTTTAATAGTTTTAAACTACTTGCTAATAACGATACACTATCTGCTAATATTTTCATAGGTTCGGCTGTCGAAGCTAAACTCATTAAAGCTATTATTGCTGCTCCACCACCTAATAATAATGATGCACCCATAAGTGATAAACCTGTCCCTAATGATATTAATGCTGGGCCGAGTGCTGCTATTGCTACTACTCCTTCTAATGTTAATGCTCCTAAAAACTTAGTAAAACCATCAGCCACTGATGTGATAATGGCTCCTACACCTTCTAAAGTTGATTTAATAGCTTTACCAAATGCTTCGATTGCTGGGGCTGTTAAACTGAGTGCGTAACCTAATGGTATTAACGAGGCACCCAATGCTGCTATCCCAGCTATTGCCATCCAAAAATATGGTGAACTAGCTGCCTTTCCAAATGCTTTTAATCCTTGTCCTAAGCTTGTTAGAAAGTTTTTAACACTTTTACCTGCTTGGTTAGTCATACCCTTAGTTTTATTAGTTAAATCACCTACTTTATCTGCTTTACCAGCTAATATATCTTTTCCTTTAGAGAAGCTACCACCTGCAAACTGTGATGATTTACCTAAATTTTTAAGAAAACTAGCAGATGCACCTACCAGATCCTTCATACCCTTAAACGCAGACGATATACCACCTACTATTTTAGGTAGAGTCATTAATGCTATAGCTCCTAATGTAATACCTAATGTTATTGAATTACTAGTGATAAGCGCTATAAAATCCAATATTGGGCTAAATAAAGCTAATATATCACCTAATATTGAGGTTATTTTAGTTAAGGCGTCTTGGAACTTTTCTGTTGCTGATCTTGCTTTTAAAGACTCGTATGTTGTTTCACCGTATCTATCTTTAAATTCTTCTGCTGATAGGTTATTAAACTTTTGTTGTAAAGCTACTTGAGCTAATTGATCGCGGGTTAAACCTACTGCTTTAGCTAATGCTTCTTGTTGTATAACGTTTTTACCTTCAAAAGCGTTTTGGATTGCTGCATTATCGGATAATGATTTAGCTAAGCCTTCCATATCACCATTTAATGCTAATAAACGTTCTTTTTCTAAGTTAATCTGTCTACCAGTTAATAGTTCAGCTTCTAACTCGGCTTGAATAGATGATTCGAAGTTTAATAAACTATCTCCTATTGATTCTACTTCTTTTAAGTTTAAACCTAATCTTTTAGCTTCGGCTGCTGCTTTTATTAAACTTGTAGTACTAAAACCTAAAGTGGCTTGTAATCCTTTAGATGCATTAGCTGATTCTTTTAATACTTCTTTAACATTAAGTGCAGTTTTATTTTGTTTATTAAATGCTCCTACAGTTTTGATACTGTTACTTAATACATCTTCAGTATTTTTACTTTGTAATCTAGTATTACCTACAATGGTAGCAGTTTGATCTGCTGATAAACCTAATCGTTGTTCTAAATTAGTTGCTGAAACTAAAGCTTCACCACCTAAAACGTCTGCTGCGAAACCCAATTGTTGGGTCATTGAACTATATGCTTTAGCTAACTTTTCAGATGTAATAGCGCTCATTTCTCCTCTTAACGCGTAAGCGCTAGAATAAGCCATACCTGTTTCTTTTCTGAAGTCAGCTATGGATTGAGAACCCTTTATTAATCCCGTTACAATGAATGTAACAATACTTTCAAGACTGAATAGGTTATTTTTTAGACTTTTGAATAATGAGGATACGGCTGCTCCCATTATTTTAGCTCTATCAGCGGCTGTAGCTGCTTTTTTACCCCCATCTGTTACTTTTAAAGCCATTTCCTTGGCAGCTTTAGAAGCTTCTTCAAAACCCATTTTAGAAGATAAAGCTCCTAATCCAAGTTTATCCATGGATTTATCAATACCCTTTAAAGCTGCACCTGTTAAACCTAAGGCTTTCTCTTGGTTTTTAGCTAAGTCTAAAGCTTCTTTATTTTGGGTAATATTTTCTGCGTTTAATTTAGATTGCTCAGATAATTTTTTATTAATTTTTTCATAATTTTTTATTTGGTCTGATAATTGATCAAATAATTTATCATTATTAGCGTTAGCAGCATTTTGTCTGTCTTGTTCAAGCTCCTTTAGTTTTTCAGTTAATATTCCTTGCTCTTTTTGAGTTCTAGTAATTTGTTCTTCATTTTTTAAAATATCTTTTTGAATATCTTTAGTTGACATTTTGCCTTCTAAAGCTCTTTCAATATTATCTGCTTGTTCAAGTAAAGTTTTACTTATTTTTTTACTTAATCCTAATATTTCTGCTTGTGTAGTTTTACCTAAACCCGATACTTTAAGTGCATTTCTAAATTCATCAGTTATACTTCGTGAAACATCAGCAATATCCAGCATTGCTTTAAGATATGCTTCAGCGTCATTAATGTTATTTGAATTTATTGGATTTTGATTTTGAGCCATTTAAGTATGTTTACTATAAATATTCAAGGGCATCACTTTTTGGATGCCCTTGTACTGTATGTTGGTTTAGAAGTAAAATCTTTAGATGCTTTTAAAAACTCAGGTGTATTAACTTTACCATCGGTGTCTACCAATGTTTTTTTGCCGTTTTGTGATGGAGTATTAGCTTTACTTTCATTTTCGTAAAACTCACGTATTTTATTAAATGTAAATAATCTTAACCATATTGGCATATTATATACAGTATAATAATCATATCCTCCTTTACCGTGAAATATTATTTCGTGAATTTGTTGAAATAAGCTAAATCTATATTCCAAGGTCAGGGTAAAGAAAGTTAACTCCAATCGGAATATTTACCCCCTCCTCTAGGCCATCAGGACCATTAAAGTTAAACTTCAATTCAACATCTGGCTGTATCGTACGAATATATTCTCTTAACGCGCGTGAATCGCGAGCTAATAAATAATTGTCAACAAATTCTCTAATTGCTTTTTTATCTGTATTACCATTAACTGATAATATCATATACTTTAAGCGAGTTGATAAATCTGGTGAGAAATCTTTAGTTATTTTTTTCAAACCTTCAATTTCATCTGAAATTAGTCTTTCGTCTTTATGTGTTAATAATTTAAAGGTAATTGTATTATCGGTGTTGGGTAGTTTAAATGTAAATTCGTTTTCATTATTTTTAATTAATGTTGTGTCTAAGAATTTAGATTCAAGTAAACTTAAATCGATTGTTACTTTTTCACCACGATACATAAACTCATAATCTTTACCATAACCCAATACACGAGCTGCTACTAATATTGCGTTTTTATCACCAATTAGTAAATCATCATAATTAATAGGTGTTACAATTAATGATTGTAATAATTTATCTATTACAATACCTTTTTGAATATATGATTGGTTAGTAAGAATATCTTCTTCTTTCGCTGTCATATATTTCATTTCAATTTTACCTGTTGCTAAAGGACTTTCTTTAGGGTACAATAAGCCTTTTGATGGTAACTCTACCATTTCGGTAGGAAATTTAAATTCACTCATAGATTTTATTTAATAACGTTTGTTTATTATAAATATTAAGATAAAGAAAGCTTGGCCAAAGGCCAAGCTAACTTTTCGTATACTTCGGAAAAAGTAATCTTTTAGAAGTTTAACACACAGTAATCAGGTTGAACTGTCATTGTGATATTTTGAGCTGCTGATTCATTATCCCAGCTATATTCACCGAAGTTTGCTTCTGTGATTAATGCTCCTTTAATGATCCATTCACTTACGATATCACCTACAGGTCCTAATACGTTGAAGGTTAAATCTTTTTTGTAGAAATCTGAGTAACCGTTACGGCCAGTTACAGATTCGTGATGTAAACGTACCCATTCCATTACTGATTGAGCACCTGATGGAGTGATCGGATCGAATAATGTGAATTGAATAGTACTCCAATTAGTTTTACCTTTAACGTATCTTGCCACGTTCATATGGTTTAACTTAATTGAATCTTGGGTTAATGTTATTGCTCCTACACCTTTAACCATGTAAGAAGGAACACCATCGATATACATTATGAATCTATTCTGTTGTTTAGGTTCAAATGCTGTGAAAAATATCTCGTTTGGATTTAATACTGCCATTTTCTTATTTATTTATTTGTTATAAATATTATCGTTTTTAAAATATTACGCAAATGAAGCTCCAGTTGGGGTAATATTAAAGTTTAGATAAATGTATTCGGCTGTTTTGGTTGGTTGTAAATAAATCGCACCTACTAACTGATTTCTATCGATTACGTCTGGTGTGTTATTACTATCATCCATTACTACTCTAAACGCATATAAACCTTGTCTTTGTTGAACTGATTCTAAGTAAGGATTTACTTGAGCTAAGAACTGGTTTCTTGTTGCTACAGTATTTTGTTCGAATACTAATGTATTTGCTACTTGACCAATATATCCTTTTAATGAAATCAATAATCTACGAACGTTTACACGGTCAAGAGCTGATGCTTTAGTTTGTAACGTTTTGTTACCATAAACTACAGTACCTGTACCTGGGAATGTTGCGATTGGATTTACTTTACCTTGATATAATGTATCACGTTGTGCTTGAGATAGCTTTTGTTCTGCGCGAATAACTGTACCTAAACCACCTCTATTAATACCTGCCGGTGCGAACCAAGGCTCTGCAACTCTATCGTTGTATGCGTATACTCCTGCAATTAATACTGATGCTGGTACCCAAACGTTTTTACCTGAACTTGGGTCTTGTATTTGGCACCAAGGCCAGTATGAAGCAGCGTATGAGTTATCACGTGATGCGGCTTGGCCTGTTACTGTGGTTACTGATGAGCCGTATCCTACTAAGTCAAGTACATATAAACTATCACCTCTACCTTGTGTATTTGTGATAATGCTTGATATAGCACTGGTGTGGTTTGAGAAACCATTAACTAAACCTGGTGTTAATAATATATTAAATCTGTAATCGTCTTGGTTAGATAATAGATTAATCATATTAGTGTAGTTACCAGCTACTGCACCTTGTGAGTTTGCATTTGTAATAGCTTCGAAATATTTGTTGTTAGCTGCTGTTTCCATAGCACCAACTGCGCCACCAAATACACCAGTTTGAGCTACTGGGATAAATGGAGTGTATTGAGCTTTTGCTGCTCCATTATTATCAAGGTAATCTGGGGTTGTGATTACTGATTTTACTCTAATATATCTTGAAGCATTAGGATAAGAACCTGATATTTCTATTTGAACATTAGTTGGGTTATAGTTTAATGTGTAATCACCTATTACTCTTGAAATAAAGTTTGGAGATTTAGGATCTAATGATAAACCAGTCCAAGTTTCTAATACTATTTTAGAGTTATCGGTATCGTTACCTTGACGGATTAATAAACCAAATGTTCCTGATGATGTATCTGGAGCTACAATTTCGTATTTAATATTATCACTTGTACCTGTTGATACTGGTAATCCAGCAACTAATACGTCTGCACTATTCATAATAGCACCTTTAGAAATTGTTTCGAATACAACTGAACTACCTGATGCCAATGAACCGGTTGTTGAACCTGATACGAATGATGAAGTTGCTGATGAGTAAGTACCACTTACGATTCTTGATACTAATAATGATTCACCACCATTATTAAAATAGTTATAAGCAGTCATTGATGTGAAGTATGAATATACGTCACCACCGCTTACAAATGTTGTTCCAAACTTATTTACGTAATCACTGTATGATGTAACTAGAGTTGGAATCTCTACAGGTCCTTTTACTGTTGGGCCAATAATGGCTGCTCCAACAGTAACAGGGCCTTGTGTTACCTGTGATTGATCGTTCTCTATTGAGAGAACTCCAGGAGATAATAATACTTCTGCCATGTTATACTTGTTTAATGTTATTGATTGTTATCAATAAATATACAAGTATTTTTCAAAAATCAATTTACCTTAGTGAACTCTCCTGTTTCAATGTTGATGTTACCATTGCCGTATTTGTTTTGGAGTGTTTGGCCAATTTCGTTTTCTTTGTTTTTTAAGTTGGCTAAGTTTCCTACTAATACTTCTTTTTGTAACTTTAATGATTGGTAAGCCATTTCTAACTGTCCGAAACTTGCTATTAAAGCTGTGTTTTCTTCTTGAATCGATTTTAATGAATCGATTTCTTCTTGTGTTAATAATATTTTTTCCATATTTGTAATATAATAACTTTTATTTAGTGTTCCAAGTTAAAAAAAGAGCCAGTTTTAAGGCTGGCTCTTATTAATGGATTATACAGAAACCTTTTCTATTAGACGTGCGAAAGGTCTTACATTATACTCTAATGTGGTACTATTGTTAGTTGCAAGTACTCTTGCTTCAGCACCATTATTAGTACACGTTATTAATAAATCTGAAGTATTACCTATATCTGCAGTCGCTGTTTCTATAAATTTAATATCACCACCACCATTAACTACCATCATAACACTTGACATACGCATATCACCATTAGATGACTTTATTACCAAGTCAACAACTGCTCCCTCGTATTTAGATGGATCGAAATCATAAGCTGTACTAACTGTACCTGGGAGTATATTACTCGGTGTAAAGTGGTTTGATATAATCTCTGATGTAGTTAATCCAAATATACTTAAAGCTGATGCTGTTACTGCTCCAACTACATTAACTGAACCTGTAACTTGTACATCATGGGAGAATCTTGATGAACCTGATACTGATAACGTGTAGCCTGTTACTTGGGTAGTATTTAAACCAAATCCTCCTCCATCGTTCATATAGAAGCGAGTTTTGGTGTCGTTAAAATCAAAAATACTTAATCCGTTATCTGAATCTGCAATTATTCCAAAACCAGATGATCCAGTTGTTTTTAACGTGATAGCACCAATTGAATCACCATTAACTACTAAACCACTATCAAATCCAGTTGGATTTGAGGTTATTCTATTAGTTGTAGAAATGGAACCTGTAAACTGATGAGTATCGTCTAAACTGTCTCCAAATCGAGTTGAGCCACTTGAGAACGATTCTGTAAAGTGAGAAACAGATGAGGATACAATATAGTTTTTGGCTATAATATCACCTTGTACTATTACGTCTCCAGTTGTTGTTAACGAACCAGTGATTGTTAAGTTTTGGTTTAAGTTGTTAACATACGAAGCTGTTGCGGTGAATGATGCTGTTGAAGCAAAAGATGCTGTTGCTACGAACGACGCAGTATTTGCTATTAAAGCATGAGATGCTGTAACCGAGGATTGGGCGAATGACGCTGTCCCTAATAGTGAACCGGTGATGTTATTTGCTACAAGTCCACCTTTGATTACTAATTGATTTGCCATGTTTTGTTTTGTTGTTTATTGGTTGATTATAAATATTACATTAAAGTATATTCTGCTGTAAACGTGAAATCTGTTTCCTGTTGATTTTCGCCCACCACAGTTATATTTTGGTTTCCGTTTGTTAATACAACATCAAATATTATTCCGTCTGTATTTCCAATATCGTTTGTTGTACTGTCAATATATTGTACTTGGCTTCCGCTTGTTATTGCCATTATATTTCCTGCTCTTGCTCCTTGTTCTCCCATAATGTGATACTTAACATGAAGTGATCTGTATGAACTTATTGGTTCATTAATAAATGTATTTGTGGTTGAAGAGTTGGTTAATAATGAGGTACCAGCTGAAGTTTTGGTTATTGAGTTTAACTTAACTGAATCTGTTACATTTATACTTCCTGTTATACCATATGAGCCTGAAAGTTGATCTGTGTGGGTCCATACTCCTGTTGAGCCACTTGGTTTATATGTCCAAATATCTCCGTAATGGTATGAGCCAGTTACCAATACTGAGCTTAAATCTGAAAAATCTGTTGGCTGTTGTACAGCAACATATATTATTCCACTTCCTCCAGGTCCTTTTCTTACTGTGATACCAACAGGTATTTTTTCGTATGGTGCAGGAGGAGCAGTGTTTGTAAATGTTCCTGCTGTAATATGAGAGACAAATAATGTTTCACCTTCGTTGTAAGCATTTGTGTTAAGGTTTCTCACCATACCTTGGGTTGTCACGTACCCAAATGAGTTATCCTCGATATCGTGAGTGACAACACCCAAAATCTGACTGTCAAAGTTCACACTTCCTGATTTTGGAAGAGATAATGCTTTTTCGATTGTTGGTGCGTCACCTTGTGCTCCATTTATTCTTACAACTGTTCCATTGGTAATAAGTCCACCTGTATTATTTCGTACTCGAGTCCAGTTTTCTTCTCCAACCTGTAAAGTAACGTCCACTTCTCCATTATATAATGAGAATGCTTTGTTTGTATTATCATAAAACATTCTTCCTTCTTTCCATGAAGGAGCTGCTGAACTTGAGTTGAAGTCGATGTAATCGATTCCACGGATTGAACCTGTTACTGTTGGGTTAACAAGATATGAAGATGTTGCTGCTGTTGTGGCGTATGAAGCTGTACCTGTTAATGTGTTAAGAGATAAAGGTAACTTGTATTGATTTGGTTTTCTTCCTTCACTCCAGTCTCGAGTCATACCCGCAGGTATAACTTGGTATGAACCTGTATTATTAAATGTTGTTATGTCTCCTTTTAATATTATTGCACCCAGATATACACCATATTGTTTTGTTTCTTGGTCTTCAATAAATGATTCAATATTTAAGTTTGCTTGTGCTTCTGCAATCGAATCGTATTCTTGTGAACCATAATATGATATTAACCCTCCACCAACATTAAGGAATATTCTTTGAGTGGTATATTTTGAGCCTGTTACTGTTGTTAATGTACCTGCGTTATTTGGGTTAAACTTACTTGCATCCAATCCAAAAAATCCGCTTCCTGAGTTTGTAAGTTTTGCAACTGTTGAACCTGAAGTATAATACCTGAATATTGCTGTTGATTGTACAGATGGTATTTCACGATATGATGTTGGGTTGGTACTTATCGCGTTTACTCCTTCTGATAATACTGAACCACTGTTAACTGTAAATACCAAAGTTGACAGTTGAGGTTGAATATCCAAACCTGACAACTTTATTGGGCCTTGAGCTTTAAATACATTAAAAGTATATTGCTCGTTATCCAAAGCAAGTTGAGGATAAAAAACTGTACTGCCGATTGTATTCCTGTTGTAATGAGTTACGTAACCCAAAGGAATATTTGAGTACGTTTGCTCCAGTGTAAATGGAGTTGTTTGTTGGATTATTGCTCCAAACTTATTAACAGCAATATATGTTATATCGTG